AGATGGAAATTTCGTGTGTCCGGTTCAGCTTCATGAACGCCGTTTAATCGGTGCTTATGAAATTTAATTTTCACTAACCTGTGGTTTGTGGGTATTCAAAAAACATTTTCATCTAAACCTTTTTTGATCACTTGCATTAGTTCTTTTTCTTTTTTCTCAAGTTCGCCTAAACTTAATTCACTATCGCAATAGATATCGCGTGAATTGCTGTATTCACGGCAATATTCACCATCAAGAAGTGAATCCCATGTTATAATATCTCGGTTGCTCATAGCCATCATGCAGATGTTATGCACCAGTTCCAAAGAAGCCATGAAAGTTTCATATCTAAGCGTACCACGAAAAAAACGGAACTCATAAGTGCCAGGCTTATTTTCATTAAACCAGGTGTTATGACCGTATTTCTTAATGCTTTTCGCCTTGTGAATAGTTACATCTTTCTTAGCGATATTTTCGCCAAAATCTGAATAACCATAGTCCCAACGTTGGCGGCGTGAAAATTGGAATAATTCATCCTTGAAGAAGAAAAGAATTGTTTTCAATCTGTTATAACCGCGGTCGTCAAAAAACGCTTTATTGACATGCACATGTAAACCGCAAGTCCCGGCATCATGTGATTGACACTTGCCATCTAATTCACTGAAAAACCAATCATTATAATGTTGGTTCTTGTGATATTCCAATGTGCAAGGTTGGGAGATGAATTCGAAAGCAACCGTACAATCATATTCACAATGTAATACGCCTGTATTATCACCAGTTAGAACGCTAGAAGCTAAATCCTCATATTCTCCGCGCACATTATCAACTTCTAATTCAAACCCCATAAATAAAGGACTTTCACGCGCTAATGAGCGCGGGTAATATTCACCATCATAACAATGATAATCATAGATGTAATGGTTCACATTTTCCCAGCATTCATCACAATAATAGTCACCATCTCTATGATGCATATCATAATCACGGCTAAAATGACGGTCGCAATTATCACACGTTTGATAGTCATATCTATACGATACAGTTTCGCATGTATCTTCTAGGTAAATTGTATCTTCTTCTAGTTGATAATCTTCTGTATCTTCACAATAAATATAATCTCCATTTTCTATAGTATCATTAGTTAAAAGGTCATTATCACAATAACCATAACTACTAGTATTCATATTAATATAGCAGTCTTCAAAATCTGAATATTTAATGTGATAATCCTGTTTAAGTTCTTCAATTTCACTCATTAAGATGTAACTGAATTCGTTGTGATCATAATACTTTACTAAATCATCCATAATGTTTTACCTTAAGAAAAACATATGATATAATCATGTTGCTATTTGTCGGTCAAAACAGTATAGCACCAATATAAAGAGATTAATTCTAATATGTACATCTATATATAGATTGGTACGTTGTGGATTAATCTCTTTTCTTTTTCAGTACTATACATAGCAATATGTATATATATGTTTCTCTTTTCCTTTTGAGATTTTCACGTATTCAATTGTCAATGAACTATCTTTAGAGAACTAATAAAATAGTTTTCGTTCTCTGTACCTATCATATAACTAATATATTAGTTAGTCAACAATTAATT